CAGGGAATTGCTCAACTATCAGATATGGTATTGGGATTGGAACGCGACTCACAGAATGAAGATGAAGTGATACGTAATACTACTTTGGTTCGTGTCTTGAAGAATAGATTCAGTGGTGATACTGGCCCTGCTTCTTATCTTAGATACGATAGGGTAACAGGACGGCAAACTGAAACAGATAGATCAGAAATAGAAGAGACTGATGAAACTGATTCTTGACATAGAAACAGATGACCTTGATGCTACGTGTATTCATGTAGTTGTTTGTAAGAATATTGATACAGGAAAGGTACGTTCTTTTAGAGAGTGGGAAAAGAACAAGCTTCAATCGTATCTTGACTCTACTGAACAGCTTATAATGCATAACGGTATTTCATTTGATCTTCCAGTATTGGAACGTTTGTGGGGAATCTCCTTTCCTTACACTAAGGTTATCGACACTCTTATAATAAGCCAACTTCACAACCCCATACGGGATGGTGGTAACAGTCTGAAAAACTGGGGAGATATCCTTGAGTTTCCAAAGATGTCTGCTCCTTCATCTTTCAAGGCATATACCCCACGTATGCAGCTATACTGTGAGCGTGATGTAGCTGTTACAGAAAAGGTTTACCACCATCTCCGTACTACTATGAAGGGCTGGTCACGTGATTCAGTTAAGTTGGAACATACTGTACGAAGACTTCTTGATATTCAGAAATCAAACGGATTCTATATAGACAGAGAAAAGGTACAGCTTCTTGTTGCTGCTCTGTCTGATGAAAGCGGAGAGCTTGAAGATCATCTTGTTGAAGTGTTTGAACCAACAATAAAAGAACTTAAAACTAAAACAAATATCATTCCCTTTAATCCTCAAAGCCGTAAACAAATCGGAGAACGTCTTGTTAAACGTGGATGGAAGCCTACACAATTTACAGAAAAGACAGGGCTTCCTGTTATTAATGAAGCAACTCTTAAAGGCTGTACCATACCGGAAGTAAAACACATACAAAAATATATGTTACTTAACAAACGCACTTCTCAAATCTCTTCATGGGTAAAGGCAATCAACCCACACACAGGTCGGGTACATGGTAATGTCATTACTATAGGTGCGGTAACCAATCGTATGAGCCATAACTCTCCCAACATGGCTCAAATACCAGCTTCTTATTCACCATACGGAAAGGAATGTCGTGAGTGCTGGACAGTGGAAGATGCTGACAACTACCGATTGGTAGGAGTTGATGCGTCTGGATTAGAGTTACGCTGTCTGGCTCACTACATTGATGATCCAAAGTACACAAAAGAAATACTGGAAGGTGATGTACATAGTGCTAATCAAAGAATGGCTGGACTAAGAACACGTGATCAGGCAAAAACTTTCATCTATGCCTTTCTTTACGGGGCTGGACCTTCCAAAATAGGTTCTATAATTAATAAGAGTGCAGGTGCAGGACAGAATTTAATTACAAAGTTTCTGAAAGCTATGCCTAAACTATCTCATTTTAGAGAAAGTACCATGACAGAAGCTGAAGAAACAGGAATGATGAAAGGTCTGGATGGTAGATATTTTCATAGTAAAAGCACACACTCAGCAGTTAACACACTTCTTCAAGGTGCAGGTGCTATCATATGCAAAGAATGGCTATGTCACATGACTGACTATATAAATGAAAAAGGATTAGATGTTAAACCCGTTGCTAATATACATGATGAAGTTCAATTTGAAGTACATAAAACAGACACACAAGAGTTTTGTACACTGTCACAACAAGCAATGAAGGACACCGAAGAAAGTCTTAATGTACGATGTCCTTTAGATAGTGAAGCCAAGATTGGATTAAACTGGTCGGAGACACATTAGGATGCCTTATAAAGATCCAACTAAAAGCAAGAAAAGATTAAGAGCGGCTCGCGCAGTTAATAAGAAATGGGCTATCGATTATAAAGGAGGCAAGTGTGAATCTTGTGGACTTGTTCCAGAGTATCTAGTTGTACTTGAATTTCATCACAAAGATATGAATGAAAAAGAATTTAATATTAGTAAAGAATCTAGTCTTTGTCTCGACAGTTTCCAAAAGAAAGTTAAAGATGAGCTTGATAAGTGCGCTCTTTTATGTGCTAACTGTCACAGAATTGAACATGCTAAATGGAATGAAGCTATACAAGGATTTGAAAATGATTGATGAAGTAATTATAAAACCTGAATGGGTCAAAGATGCTGAAGCTAAATCAAAAGCATTAGGTGTTCTTAATAATTCTATTTCAAAAGGAAAAGGAAATGTACTTGGCTTTGTAGGTGAGTATGCGGTTCTGTCTTTATTAAAAGAAGGTCACATGTTAAATACTTATGACTATGATATTGAAACCCCTACAAGTACTATTGATGTAAAGACAAAGAGATGTAAGTCTAAACCCCATCCCCATTACATGTGTACTATTGCGGCTTACAATACAAAGCAAAGATGTAGTCACTATGTATTTGTACGAATGCTTTCAGACTACAGTAAATGCTGGGTGTGTGGATGGATACAAAAGAAGAAGTATTTTAATGAAGCGAAGTTTCTTAACAAAGGAGAGGAGGATGGTGACAACGGATTTATTATAAAAGCAGACTGTTACAACTTACCGATAGAAAAACTTAACGACATTGAATTTTTTTCTTGACAGGCAATTCTGCGTTGTTTACGGTAGGTTTACTTTGAAACTTAATTGAAACTTATAGAAAAAAGGATAGAAAATATGCCAGTAATTTCTGGAAAAGCTTATTGGGCCTTTATCGACACTCCTCGTACCTCTCCGCTTGACCCTGATAAACCACGCTACTCTGTGGATATCGGTAATCTTGACAAGTCAAACGTCAAGCTTGCTAAAGATCTTGGATTGAATGTGAAAACTGACGATCCTGATTCGGGTAAAGCAAACGCAGGTCAGCGTGAAAAGTATGTCACGTTACGTGCATATGGGTTGGACTTTGACGGTAACCCCAAACCTCGTATTCCATTGGTAGATACGTCTAACAAACAGCTTGACGAAAGAATGTATCGTCGGTTGGGGAATGGATCTGATATTAATGTCAAGTTCCATTCAAAGACTACCAAATCTGGATTCGTTCAGTTTCATCTTGATGCCATACAGGTTATCAACCTACTTGAATATGATCCACCGGAAGATGACGAGGATCGAGATGTTACTTTTGATGTAGTCAAAGAAGGCTATAAAGCAGAAGTAGCTGAAGACGCTCCCTTTTAATTAGTCCACTTTCCATAAACTCAGAGGTGATAGTAGCATGCCGACTCGTAACTTATCCACAATAACACAAGATTTTCAATCTTTATGGGACAACGCTGTTGCTCCTTGCAGCGAAGACCTAAAAGTATTTTGTGATAATGTGGGTGCTGCTATCACCTCATCTTTTTTAGATCAGAAAAAAGAAAGAACTGTATTAAGGATGTCCAGTATTGGCAAACCTTTCCGCCAGTTATGGTATGAAACTCATTACCCTGAAATGAATGAAGAAAACAGAAATGAATACAGCTTGATGCTAAAGTTTCTGTATGGTCATATTCTGGAAGAACTTCTTGTTCTTCTTCTTAAAACTTCAGGACATTCAGTAGAGGAGCAACAAAAAGAACATGACATAGATGGTGTTAAAGGTCACCAAGATGCACGTGTAGACGGAGTACTGGTTGATTTTAAATCAGCTTCAGGAAGATCCTTTTCCAAGTTCAAAAATCAAAGACTTGTGGAAGATGATCCGTTTGGATATGTAGGACAGATATCAGCATATGCCTCTGCTAATAATGATAAAGAAGCTGCCTTTATTGTTATAGATAAACAGTCAGGTGAAGTAACGGTAATGTCTCTTCACAGTTTGGAAATGATAGATCCTGAAGAAAGAATACAGAATTTAAAAGATGCTTTGGAAAAAGATGTTCCACCTGACAAGTGTTACTCTGCTGTACCTGATGGACAGTCCGGTAACTTAAAGCTCAACTCCAACTGTAACTGGTGCAGGTTTAAGTTTGATTGTTGGGCAGATTCAAACAACGGTAAAGGGTTACGTGGTTTTAAATATGCCAACGGTACTCGTTACCTTACTCATGTTGTAAAGGCTCCCAATGTCCCAGAACTTACGCCCAGTTTTTAGATCTAAGTTTGAAGAGTTAGTCTATGAAGATATTCTGCATAGGGAAATTTCTGCTGAATATGAACCTTATAAGATTGAATACACAGTTCCTGAAAAGACACGAAGATATGTTCCTGACTTTATTTTAAAGAATGGAATTTGTATTGAATGTAAAGGATGGTTTCCTTTAAAGGACAGAAAGAAAATGGTATTTGTCAGAAGTTCTAACCCTACACTTGACATTAGATTCATTTTTATGGATGCTGATGTCAAGATAAGAAAGGGAAGTAAAAAAACTATTGGTATGTGGGCCACTGATAATGAGTTTATGTGGGCCAGAGAAACCATACCTCAAAGCTGGGTTAATGAAAAAGAAGACACATATAAAGAACGAACACATAAGGATGTCGATCACCGCCTCTACCTCAAAGGGAACTATGGAGACTACTCATGGATATGAGACATCTGTGTCAGTTTATTCTCATGGAGATTCATGGTCTTACTTTTCACAAAGGTACTTGGCTAATGAAGAACAGGAAGAAGGAAAACAAAGCAGCCCGGAACGTGTTATGTTTATAGCTGTATTTCTTCAGTCTCTTTTAGACGCAACCAAACCGGAGTATGAGGGAGAGCCTCGTTCTTCTCAGTTAAACCGGACAAGCGCAGTCAAATGGTTTACAGTGCCAGCTTGTGTAACAGCTTCAACATTTGAACCTATCTGTGAACTGGCAGGAATTGATCCTGACTACGCACGAAAATATTTTAGAATGGTAATGGATGGAGAAAGGGAATTTACATACAGAAGAATTAATATTCTGTTAAATTCATCAAAGACATGACAAAAGAAAAAGAATCTGTATTTGATTTAGATAAAGAACAGATCGTTTTATATAACGATATTTATAAACTGATTACTCCTTATATAAAACCAGATGATCCTGATTCTTTAATGATGACATCAGGTACACTACTTGCTGTTTCCATCCAGCTTTATACAGCTTTGTATACGGATGATAAAACTATTGAAAATATATTAGAGAACGCTAAAGAATCTCTTCCCAAACTACGGGAATCTATACATAAAGAACTTCACACTACAACTTTCCATTAAGAGAGGTACATATGTTTATTGCATTTACTATAATTTCGTCGTTGCTTTTTGTTTCAGATAATATTACATACTTTGAACAGGTTCAACAACAAACCGATGCTGGAGCAGAGTGGCACTACGTAGGACAAACTACTGCTAATCCAAATGCTGAACAGATCTTTACCTTTCCGTCAGAGAAAGGATCTAAAACAATTTTATTTAAGTTGAAGAAAGATGATTAAAGCATTTTTTATAACTGCACTTGTTCATACCACTATGATCCCAGATACAGGATGGCTTCAATGGACTCAAAGTTATTCTACAAAAGAAGCTTGCCATGAAGTAATATGGAAAGACTTTGATAAAATTCACGAAGGCATAAAAAAATATACAGATAAAACTTTAATAGGTATTCTTGAACTTCGCTGTATGACACATAAAGAAGCTCTTGATTTAAATTCAAAGTTAGGACATTAATATAAATTATGGTTGTGATTGAAAAAGATTTAGCAAAGGAGTATAAACTAATGGAAGACAAGGAGCGTAAACTAACAGAAGATAATGTCAACAATCCATCCCACTACAATCGAAAGAATATAGAAGCTATCTGTGCTATTGAGGCCAGTATGGATGCCGAAGATTTTCAAGGATACTTAAAAGGCAATACACTAAAATATATTTGGCGATACAAATATAAAACAAAACCTCTTGAAGATCTCGAAAAAGCACAGTACTATCTTAACCTATTGATAAAAAAGGTAAAAGAAGATTATGACTCGCCGTCGAAAATCTCCTAATCCTAAACATGATTACATGGCATCAAAGCATAACGCTATGATTCTGGTTAATAATATTAAACGACATTATAGGAGCTATAACTACACTGATTTTGATATTTGGTGTGAGAAACAGAAGTTAGGTAATGATTATATTTGGACTGTGAGAAGTAACTTAGCAGAAAAACTTTACGACCTTTCGTAATAACCCACAACAAGGAGCATTTAAATTATGTCCGTGATGGAACGTAGTAACGACAACCCCATGTTTCGTTCTCTTTTTAGCGAAGACATTTTCATACAAAAATATCAACATGAAGGATGTGAAACGTGGTCAGATCTGGCACGTACTCTAGCGTCTGACGTATGTTCTAAGTACCTTAGTGAAGATGAAGTTAACGAACTGTCTAACATGATAAGCGA